CCAAGACCGCAGAACGCACTCTGTTGGGGAACTGATATGGGTACGACGGCTAGTCTTAGATCTGTTTACAAGGATTTTGGTCTACCAGATCCCCTAGGGTTTGGCTACGGCGCTGCTACGTCCAAGAAGAAGGCGGGGTCCAGCCCCGCTGCCGCCCAGCCGAAGGCTGCACCAACAAAAGCACGTCCGGGCAAGCGGGTCCGTACCGGACTAGGCGAGCCTGCCAAGACCGCAGAACGCACGCTGTTGGGGAACTGATATGGGCACGATGGTAGGTGCTTGGGCGGAGTTGGGGATGCAGGGGGCGCAAAGAGCGGCGAAGAAGGCTGGGCTCAAATACGCGACATACTACAATATGGACACCGGCGAGGTTCGCGGTCCAAAAAGGGACACACCTTCCAAAGCACCGGCCAGCGCCCCTGCCGCCAGCAGCGCCCCCACAAAAGCACGTCCGGGCAAGCGCGTCCGTACCGGACTAGGCGAGCCCGCCAAGACCGCAGAACGCACACTACTAGGGAATTAAGCTATGGGCATGTTCTCCGCGCCGAAAGCGCCGCCGCCTCCCCCGCCGCCTCCGCCGCCGCCTGAGCCGCCGAAGAGGGTGGACCCTGCCGTCTCGCAGGCACGACGCGACGAAGTGCGCCGCGCACGCCAGCAGAGCGGTATTGGTGGAACTCGCGTAACCGGGTCGCAGGGCCTTCTAGACCCCGCCTCGACCACCGGCCGCACGCTACTAGGCGGTTAGCATGGCCGTACACATGGGATCGAAAGATGCAGGCGGGTCGCTGATGAACGACCCGTTTGCTGGTGAGGACGAGTACCTGCCGAAGCTGCACCTCGAAGAGGAACAGCTCGCTGCGCTGGGCGACATTGGTGACGTGGGCGACACCCGCGAGATCCACTGCAAGGTGCGTGTCGCGTCGGTGTCGAAGGGGCAGGACGGCTCACGCGCTACACTTGAAGTGATCGAGATGGAGTTCATGGAGGACGACAAGCAGGGCGCTGCTGCCGACCGCATGTACCCATCGATGAGGGCCTAATATGCCACTGCCAAGCGTTGACAATCTCCACACGACTGTGCCCCTCAAGGGCAAGAAGTCTGCCTTGTATCGCCGCTATGTGAAGCTGGAGAACGACCGTTCGTCCTTCCGCTCGCACTGGATGGAGATTACCGACTACTTGGCACCACGGCGCGGCCGCTACCTGATCGAGGGTCAGAACAGCCGAGGCCGCAAGCGCACTACCAAGATCATCGACAGCACCGGAACGCAGGCCCTGCGCACGATGGCTGCGGGCATGATGTCCGGCATGACTTCACCCGCGCGGCCGTGGCACCGCCGCAAGGTGCGCGACGAGCTGATGGATGACGGCGAGGTGCGCCGCTGGCTGTCTCAGGTCGAGATGGTCGAGCGGGCAATCTTGAACCGCTCTAATTTCTACAACTCGATCTACACGGTCTACACCGAGCTGGGCGCGTTTGGCACGGCACCCCTGTATCGCCAGCCATCCTTCGACCAAGTCATTCGCTTCCGCCCCCTGACTGTCGGTGAGTACGTCATTGCGGAGAACGATCAGGGCGAGGTGGACACACTGGGCCGCCACTTCACGATGACTGTGGGCCAGATCGTGCAGAAGTTTGTGTACGACCCCATGACGCAGAAGATGAACTGGACCGGCGTCAGTAAGGCGACCCGCAAGCTGTGGGACCAGAGCAACTACGACGAGCTGGTGGAAGTCGTGCACATGATCGAGCCGCGTCTGATGGCTGATCGTGACTACGACAAGAAAGACGCCCGCAACATGCCGTTCAAGAGCTGCTACTTCGAGCTGGGCGCGGAGAGCGACGAGCTGCTGATGGAAGGCGGCTACAAGCGGTTCCCTGCCTATGTGCCGCGCTGGGACGTTCTGAGCGGCGACGTATACGGGCGCTGCCCCGGCATGGACACGCTCGGTGACGTGAAGCAGTTGCAGCACCAGCAGAAGCGCAAAGCGCAGGCCATCGACAAGATGGTGAACCCGCCGATGGTTGCACCCACCAGCTTGAAGGGCAAGCCATCCACGGTGCTGCCCGGACAGACCACCTACGTTGATCCGCTGCAGGGCAGCCAAGGTTTCGTGCCCGCGTATCAGGTGCAGCCCCGCATCAACGAAATGATGATGGACATTGCGGAGGTTCAGGAGCGTATCCAGCGCGGCTTCTACGCCGATCTGTTCGCTATGATGATTAACTCCGACCGCCGCCAGATGACCGCCACAGAGGTGGTGGAGCGGCACGAAGAAAAACTAGTGCTGCTGGGTCCGGTGCTCCAACGCTTGAACGTGGAGTTGTTGGACCCGTTACTCGAAGATGTCTTCGATTACGCTCTGGATGCGGGTCTCCTCCCCGAACCTCCTGAAGCGTTGGCGGGTGAGGAGCTTGAGGTCGAATATATCTCGCTACTCGCACAGGCCCAGCAGGCTGTGTCCGCTTCCAGCCTCGAACGTGTCATGGGCTTCGCTGGCAACTTGGTCGCCGTGTTCCCAGAGATCGTGGATGGTATCAACAGCGACGAAGCTCTGCGTCAGTACGCAGACGTGCTCGGCACCAGCCCGGATGTCATCATCTCCGAGGAAGAGCTGGACGCCAAGCGGCAGGCGCGCGCCGAGGAACAGCAGCAGATGCAGGCGATGGAGCAGATCGGGCAGCTTGCTCAGGGTGCCAAGGTGCTCAGTGAGACCGATACGCAGAACCCCAACGCCCTGACTGATCTGATCGGCACCGGGACCACTGCTGTATGACCTATGACGCTAGCGACCCCGAAGCCATAGCTCGGGCAAAAAGGGAAGAAGAAGATGTTGAGAAGGATCTGGACTTCATTGTGTCGCAGCCTCGCGGCCGCCGTTTCTTGTATCACCTCATTTTTCAAACGGGTCATGCGTTTTCTCAGAGCTATGTCCCCGGTAGCTTTGATGCGACGGCTTACAACGAAGGTGCGCGCTCTGTTGGGTCGGTGATCCAAGAGCAGTTGCGTACCCACAACCCGAAGGCGTTGATGCAGATGTTGGAGGAAAACCACTTCGATGGTTAACCCGACGCACAGCTACCCGCCCAGTGCGGAGCCGGGGCCGTTCAACCTGAGCCGCCACGCCCGTATTGGTTTGCACGAGAAGGCTGACGGCACGTTTGTCAACGCCTCTCCGGGGTCTCCCGTGCCTGTGTCGATCTACGGGGACGGCGGATCTCTGGTCATTGATGGCGAGCACGGCGCGCTGCTGACCATGAGCCTTGAGCAATATATGGTGCATCAGGGCAAGGCGTTCGTGTTCACGTCTCAGTTCACGCTGGCTGCCGGGGCCACCGTTGATTTCATGGGCGTCACTGGCCCCACCAGCGACGTGCACTTCCGCAACTACGACGTGACCAGCTTGACTGGCCCAGTCGATACATTCCTTTACGAAGGCACGACGTATAGCGCGGCCGGCACGCCAGCCAACGCGGTCAACCTGAACCGCACCTCGCTGAACACGCCGACGATTAGCATTTACGGGTCGCCCACGGTCACTAGCATTGGAACGCTGCTGAGCACCGCGACCTCTACTGCCGGGGGCAACAAGACCGGCGATACCACGGGCGGCCTGCCCGTTGAGTGGATATTGAAGCCAGACACCGCATACACGCTGCGTGTCCACAATATCGACCAGCAAGATGCCGACATGACTGCCGTCATGTTTTTCTACGAGCCATAGAGGAGATAGAGATGGCCGACGAAGAAGTAGTTGAGACACCTGCGGAGGAGCCGGTAGAGGCTGCTCCTGCAGAAGCTGAGGTGGCTGAGGAGACACCCAGCGAAGAGGAATCCAGTACCCTGCTGTCGGGTGACGGGGGTGAAGGAGAAGGTGAGGACACCTCAACCGGGGCACCGGAGGAGTATGTGTTCACACCGCCAGATGGCATTGAGATTGACGAAGAGCAGATTGAAGCGTTTGGCGAGTATGCCCACGGTCTCGGTTTGTCTCAGGATCAGTTTCAAAAGCTCATCGACTTTGAGATTGAGCGTTCTCAGAAGGCTCAATCTCAGATGGCCGATGCTTACACCGAGCGCGTCTCGTCGTGGGCTGAGGCCACTAAGGCAGATAAGGAACTTGGAGGCGAGGCGCTCAACGAGCATCTCGGCCTAGCCAAGCGGGCAATGGATGCGTTTGCTAGTCCTGAGCTTGCGAAGCTGATTGATACGCCCTCCGCAGAAAACCCTGATGGGTTGGGTCTGGGCAATCATCCCGAGGTCATCCGCCTGTTCTATCGCGTTGGAAAAGCAATCTCTGAGAGCGATCTGGTCACCGGGGATAGTAAAGTCGAAGGTCCGGCTAGCTTGCAGAAGATGTATCCAACGATGTTCAACTCTGCTGAGTAAAGGAGCTACCAATGGCAGTCCTCGGCACCACTAACCCGACGCTCGCTGACCTCGCAAAGGTCACCGATCCCGACGGGTCTATCGCGGACGTTGTGGAAATCCTCAACGCCACGAACGAAGTTCTCATGGATATGTCTTTCCTTGAGGGCAACCTCACGACCGGCCACCGGACCTCGATCCGTTCCGGTCTCCCGACGCCGACTTGGCGTAAACTGTATGGCGGCGTCCAGCCGACGAAGAGCCGCGCGGTTCAGGTCACCGACAATACGGGCATGATGGAGGATTACTCCGAAGTCGATAAAGCCCTTGTTGACATGGCCGGCAACCCTGCTGCTTTCCGTCTTCAGGAAGACCGTCCGCACATCGAAGGCATGAACCAAGAGTTCACGTCTACGCTGTTCTATGGCGATGAAAGCACCGCGCCGGAAGAGTTCACCGGCTTCGCTCCGCGTTACAGCTCGCTGTCCGCTGAGAACGGTGACAACATCATCAACGGCGGCGGCAGCGGCTCGGACAACGGTTCGATCTGGCTGATCTGCTGGGGTCCGAATACCTGTCACGGTATCATCCCCAAAGGCTCGAAGGCTGGTATCCAGCAGCGCGATCTTGGTGAAGTCACCATCGAGAACGCTGACGGCAGCAACGGCCGTATGCAGGCGTATCGCACGCACTATCGCTGGGACGTGGGCCTGTCGGTTCGCGACTGGCGCTATGTTGTTCGTATCGCCAACATCGACCGCTCCCTGCTGACGGCCGACATCTCGACGGGTGCGGACCTGAACGACCTCATGCATCAGGCGTGGACCGAGCTGCCGAGCACCTCGGCTGGTCGCTGTTCTTGGTACATGGACAAGCAGGTCATGTCGTTCCTGCGTCGTCAGACCGCGAACGCTGTCCAGAACTCGACCCTGTCGGTCGATATGGTCGGTGGCACGATGCAGACCTCTTGGGGTGGCATCCCGATCCGTCGCGTCGATGCGCTTCGTACCAACGAAGCCACCGTATCCTAAGAACCCATACAGAAGGGAATATATCCATGATTATGGACGAACTTCTTGAGTTTGCGGATGCCACCGCGCTCAGCACCGCCGGAACGGGCCTCGCGGCTGTCGGTGATGTTATCGATCTCGGCGCTACGCCGCAGGATCTTGGCAATGGCCGGGGTATGTATCTGGTCATTCAGGTGGACACTGCTGTCACCTCTGCTGGCGCGGCCACCGTGTCGTTCCAGCTCGTGTCTGACGGCAGCTCCACGCTGGCCGCTGACGGCTCTGAGACGCTGCACTATGCGTCCGCAGCCATCGGCAAGGCAGATCTGGTTGCTGGCTATGAGCTGGTCATCCCGGTTCCGCTGGAAGGCAGCACTGCGTACGAGCGTTATCTTGGTATTCAGCAGAATGTCGGCACTGCCGCGCTGACTGCTGGCAAGATCAACGCCTTCCTGACCTTTGATCCGAAGGGCTGGAAGTCGTACCCGGACGCAGCTAACTAAGCTACGGTGGTGGGGGGCTTCGGCCCCCCACCATTTCATAGAGGAGATATATGATGCCTACCGTAGTGTTTAAGGAAGACTTCTTTGACGGCAGCCGCCGGTATCGTGCAGGGGAGCCGCACGATGTACCCGACGATCTAGTCCTGCCGAAGTTCGACATCGACAGTATCGATGGCAAGCCGTTCAACCGCCCTGCGCGAGACTACAAAGCGACACCGCAGCGTAAGACGCGCAGCAAGTCAGAGGACTAAGCTATGGCGAGCAAGGTTCAAATCGCGAAGCTGGCCCTGCAGCATATCGGTGACCGCTACGACATCAGTGACATTGCTGAGGCGACACCGGAGGCTGAGCAGGTAAACCTGCTGTTTGACGACACGCGAGACGCCTTGCTCCGCCAGCACCCTTGGGCGTTCGCTACTAAATATACATCACCGGCTTCGCTCAGCGGGACTGCACCGGGCCACTGGGATTATATGTTCCAGTATCCTACAGATTGCATCCGGCTCTTGGGTATCATCAACCCGCTGGGCGAAGACCAACCCAAAGTCAAGTTTGAAGTCGCGCGCAACAGCACCGGCGACCGTATCTTCATGTGCAACGAAGAAACGCCGCAGATCTACTACACGGCGCGTATTGAAGACACTGCAGACTACGATCCTGAGTTTGTTATGGCGTTCTCCTACGTTCTGGCAGCGCGCATGGCTATGCCGCTTACAGGCGACCGCAGCATTGCTGGCGACCTGTACGAGCAGGCTCGTGCTGTGCTTAGCCAAGCTGGGGCATCTGACGCTAACGAGGGTATCGAGGAGAGCAACCCTGACGCTGATTGGATTAGGGCGCGCGTTTAATGGTCAAAGTCATCCAGCCTAACTTATCTGGTGGTGAAGTATCCGATGCTATCGCTGCGCGCGTTGACATCGATAAATACAAAACCTCAGTGTATAAAGCGGAGAACTTCTTTCCGCAGGTTCATGGTGGGCTGACAAACCGACCCGGCCTCAAGTTTGTAGGCCCAGCCAAGGGGACGGGGGCTACGCGCCTGATCCCGTTCGAGTTCAACACCACCCAGACCTACATCCTAGAGTTTGGCAACGAGTATATGCGCGTCGTGAAAGACGGCGAGCAGGTGCTGGATACGGCTGTATCTCTGTCGATCAGCAACATCACACAGGCAAACCCAGCCGTTGTGTCGGCCAGCCCTGCACACGGCATGTCCGACGGTCAGAGCGTATACATCACCGGCGTGGTCGGCATGACCGAGCTTAACGGACGTACCTTCAATATTACGTCTCTCGGCTCCAACACATTCAGCCTGCAAGACAGTGCCGGCAACGATATCGACACCACAGGGTATACGGCCTACTCATCCGGCGGCACGGCAGATAAGGTATTTGAGCTAACGACGCCGTACCTCGAAGCTGACATCTTTGACCTGCAGTACGTCCAGTCGGCGGACGTTATGACTATTGTTCACCCCGGATACGCACCGCGAGACCTGACCCGGTCAGATCACGATGTCTGGACGTTGAACACGATCACGTTCACACCGAGCCAAGGCTCTCCGACAAACGTGACCCATGTCGTCAATTCAGGCGGTAGCAGCAGCTACGACTACGCAGTGACGGCCGTAAACGAGGAGACGGGT